GATGCTTCATCATTTACTACATGAAGTCTTAATGCAGGACTATCAAAGTTGATACCTACTTTATCTTCACTACCATCAACAAATAATAAGTTAATTTTAGTATCACCTTCAAATCTTGTGTCTGTACTATCACCATCTTCGTTAAATACAGTACCTGTAAACAAATCCGTTATGGTAATTTTCTTAGTCTCTGTTCCGCTTGTATCTACAATAGGCAGCACGTCTGCAGCTGCAGCTGATGTCAATGCTGTCAATTCACTAATCTTACTGTCAGCCATTTATTTTCTCCTTTTTTCTTAAATAATATTTTTTGTGTTGTTTAACTTGTTGTCTATTTTTTGTTACTCTTAATTTTTTAGCAAATGATTTTTTATTTAAACCATCAACAAGTTCTTTGAATGTTATCATCTACGTTTACCTTGTCCTCGGTATTTTTTAAAATCTCGTTTTTTATGTTTGTTCATCGAACTGAATTTGGGATAACGACCAATTGAAGTTCCATGACGAATAGCCTCATGCTCTGTGTAAGCTTTGGCTTTTCTCATTAAGTAGGTATTGCAGTTCCTGAATCAAATGCAGTTCCTACACCTTGTTCAAGAATAATATTGTCTCCACCTTCTTTTAATAAATATGTTAAAGCTTCAAGCAGAATTAAATCATTAGGTACATCTGTCCTTCTGTCTCTATAACGATCCTGTGATCTTATTGAGAAGTAGAGAGGTCTCATTATTGAGAAAGTTCTGTAATTCTTGCGGTTCCAGTAGTTGATCCTACTCTTAAAAATGCAATCTTACTACCACTCGGTACTTTAAAATATTCTACAGTATATGCAGGAATAATGAGAGATGTCGAAGCAGCTGTGGGTGAACTACCAATATCTACATAAGAATCTACAGTTGTAACTACACGCACTTCTCTTGTTTGTGCATCAAAGGCGTTGCTAGTCGCAGCAGAAGATCCAGCTACAGAAACAGTCTGTGTCGTACCTGGTAAAAATGTTGTTGGTGATTTATTCATTTGTTTTTCCTTTTTCTTGCCATTTTTCTAAATGTTTTAGCTAAATTATATCTCTTAGATCCAGGTGGACATGACTTAGAACCAAACTTGGTTCCAGTACACACACCTTTAGTGCCTCTTTTTTTAATAGATTTAGTTGCTTTTTGAATCCAGTTTTTAGCCATAGTATAGTATTAAAAAGGGGAGGCCGAAACCTCCCCTAATTATTCTTATTGGTTAATATCTAAAATGATACCGTGTGCGGCTTCATTTCGTACTTCCAATGTGTACTCAACTAAGAGTTGTTTCTTGTCAGAGTCACCAGTTTTTGATAGATCCTGAATCATGAAATCTCTTAAGTAAGCAGTAGCCAACATATCACGCTGTATAAGGAATACATCCTTTGCGTCAGTTGTGGCCATTACTCTATTAGGTACAATTTTAAGATCACCAAAGTCTGAGCTGTATACATCTACAGCTGCAAATTCAGTTTTCTTTTCTGCTGGACCGAAACGAGTTGTATTAGCATTGAAACCAGAAATATCTTGTTTCACAGCTGGTGGACATACTAACATATCCATGTCCCCACCAGAGTTGTAAACTTCTTTGATAACTGTTTTCAAAATTGCTTCAGTTAGGTCTCTGTCTGTACCTGAACCAGGTAAGTCAGTACCAGAACCAGTAGAAAGTGTACCACTAGTTCCTGCATCACCGTTAGTAGCTATCCAAGTAGGAATAGATCCTAGCTCTCTAGCTGCGGTTGCAGAACCGACTACTTGAATATTAGGTTCGATTAGATCGAACTCCATATCTTTTTTCAGTTCTTTAGATTTTTTAGCAATTTGATATGCCATTTCATCTGCACGCCCAGCTGCGTCTACAGCCGATTGTGTACCAGAAACAGCAATCACTTTGTCAGAAATTTGACAATAGTTAAATGCTCTTGTTGTTGCACTCATAGCATCAACAGTTGCTTCATCACCTTCAATAACTGCGTTAGTTGCAGGTGTTGCAAGACTGTCTAATTGCCATTCATGCTTAGTTGATTTTGCTTGCGCGCGTGGTATTGCACTTAGTATAGGAGTATCTTCAGGAGAAACACTATAAATAATGTTCACTAAATCTTCTCTAATACCTGTAGTATCATACGTATCGTACAAGTTTGTTGGTTGTGCCATATTGGCCTCCTATTAAAGAAAGTCTTTAAAGACTTTAGCAGCGTCAGAGACTTTGCCAGTCTTTTTAAGACGATTAAGTTTTTCGTTTCTAAGTCGAGCAACTTGTTCAGCATTAGTCTTGGTTGTACCAGACTTCACAACTTTTGGAGCATTAAGAACTTTCTTTTTAACTTTAGGATTTGCAGTTCTAATCCTGTCATATGCCAGGGCATCTCTAATTAGCAAGACTTGTCTTGAATCATAAATAGTATCTATTTCTTGATTATTATAACCTTGCCTATTTAGGTATGATTTCATATCAGATTTTAATTTACTGGCTTTTCCAGGATCATTAAACTCTGGTACTAATGACATGACTTTAGATTGTTCACCTTGTATGAACTTTCGTAACTCAACATTTTGAGCTTGTTGTGTTTCATACTGAATCCTTTGTAAATTTTCTGCACGTTTTCTCATCTTATGTTCAAGCTTACTAGCCTCAACAGGATCATCTTCGTACAGTCTTTCAAAGTCAATGTTCGCATACTCCGCTTGTAGTTGTGATTGCGCTGAATTATTTAAGTCATTCAACTTAGCGAGTTTTTGATTTATCTCAGTTTGAGATTGTTGAAGTGTTTGATCAAGCCTTGATTTCTCTAAGGACAGATCTTGTTTACCTCTTGTGTAATCAGCTTCTCGTTGGTATCCCTGAAGTAATTCATCAAGGGTGACATTCAATGTTTGGCCATTAACTTTGACCTCATATGAAGGTTCCTCTGAATTTTCATTAATATCTTCTTGAGCTTCATCTGTAGCTTCCGCTACATCAACTTCCTCTGTGTCCTGTGTAGGTACACCCTCGGTTGTTTCTTGTGCAACTTCTTCAGTTGCTTCTGGTTCAGTAGGTGCTTTCATAGCATCTGCTTCCTCAGGTTGACCTGTTAAAAGACTAGCAATAGTCTTACCAGCATCAATTACGTCCATAGCTTCTTCAGCCATAATACACTCCTTTATTGGTTGGTGTTAATTTAAAGCACTCCCTGAATGGGTTGGTGCTATTTATTCTTGCGCAATTCTTCTAATTGTTTTGCAGCAAGGATTCCAGTCTCCATAATAGTACGGAGATGGGTTTCAAACTTACATACAGTATGATAAGCAAGATAAATCATTGTCCTTGCTTGTTCATCTTTTGGTCCTGTTTGAAATATTGCTTCAGAGTATGCATCTTTCAAAGTCTGTATAGACTCTTTATGAAGAGGATCCTCTAGAATATCTTTAGCTCTTTGGCCCCTTGTTTGGTCTTGTTGTAGGTCCGACATCTATTTCTATAAAAGTATCACTTGTTGGTTCTTGTTGTTGCCTTGGCATTGGTTGTGGTTGCCTTGGCATACCTTGATTTGGTTGTAGCAGACTTTTAGTAGCTGCGTCAAGCATTTGTTTATTAGATTCTGAAATACCTTTCATATTAATTGCTTCACGTCTAATAGCTTTTTCATCTATATCAGATTCGTATTTCATTTCTAATTCTTTAATCTTAGATTCAAAGTCTAGAATCATTTTTTGATATCGTAATTCAATCTCACGCATTCTATTTTCATATTGCATCTGAGCTTCAGCTGCTTTTTGTTGTGTTTGAATTTGTGAAACTTTTTCAAATTCTGTTGGTTCTTTAGGTTGTTGAGGAGGCATATTTTGCATACCTACTTGTGGATCAGTAAAGTATGAATCTACATCTTTCAGTCCTGCATTCTCTACAATCTTTGCAAGTGTATTATAAATGTTAGTCATATTTACAATAGGACCAGCAGGCGAACCTTGTAACTTAATGCCTTCTATTTGTTGTCTGAGTATTTGATTAAGAATTGAAAGTTGTTGGTCTCTTGATCCTGTACCTAATCCAACTTGAATAGTTACATTACAACGATCTCTCCACTCCATCGGATTCATTGGAACAAAGTTATTTCTAATCTTGATTATTCGTTCTTTATCTTGATACTTAACAACTAATTCAAATATCTTCTTGAATAAATCTTTAACACCAGTTTCTGCAAATATCCTTGCAATCAATTCTATTCTCATTTGTGATTGAGATAAGATTGTATTAATACCTGATGCAGTTTTGTTTAAGGAATCGGTATCCATACCTTGATTGTATTTAGTAATGCCACTTCTATTTTCTTTAACAGTATCTAAATATTCAAGTAATGGAAAAGCTTGTGTATTAATTGTTTGAGTAGTCATTGGCATCATGACTTGTCCTGGTGCTGCTTTTGTTCTTACAACTCCGCCCGGTCGGTTAGTTAATAGATCTTCAAGATTAACTTGACCATCCATTATTGCTACTCTGTTATTGTTTGTAAGATACATATTGTCTAGTATCTGACGCATAACAGTAGACTTAATTAGTTGAATATCCTCAACTAATTCTGATACAGATCTACCATAGAATCTATGTGGAACTATGATTGGAGTAATAGAACAGAATGGTTGGTTATCAACAATTACATCATCTAAGATGGTATTCATATTATCACCTGATGAAATAATTTTTCTTAGCTCTGCAACTCCATCACCATCTTCATCTATTTTAATATATGATTCACTAATTGCAATTTCATCTGTTGAACGATCACCAGCTTCTGATGTAAAATCATCATCTATGTTTCTATGTCGTGTACTTTTTTCTTCGTTATATCTTTGTGTAGATTCTCCAGCCAAACTATAAACAGTATCATAATCAAATCCCATTTCGATTAATTCACTTCTAGTTTTAGTTGTACGATGACATAAGAAACTAGCATCTTCTAAAGTTTTAGCTCGCCTTTGAATTAAAAATTCTTCAGGTGGAATTGCTTCAAACTTTACTCGTCCAAATGTTTCTTTGCGTGTAATAACAACATCATGTAATTTTGGAACAGGTATTTCTTTTAATTCTTGTTCCATTAAATCAGCAGACATTTGATCTCCTGCAGAAT